AGACGTGGCTTGAATATGTGTTCGGCTGGGCTCCTTTGCTTTCGGATATTAAATCCGGGGCTGAGGCTGTTAGTAGGGTAGTGAACGACTTTCGTCCTAATGAGAAGGTCCAAGTCACTGTTCCCGATAAGCAGGTTATCCAATCCCCTACTTCCTCTCTGCGAAGCTACAACAATGTCGGCTGGTATCACATCCAGTCGTGCATTGATGAAGTCAGCGTTAGGCTTGAGGGTGCTGTGAATGTTGGTCCTGGACATACCTTTGGTGGTAGTCTAGAGACCTTCGGGATCAGCTGGGGTAATGTCCTTCCATCAGTGTGGGAGTTAATCCCATTCTCCTTTGTAACTGATTACTTCACCAATGTTGGTGATATAATCTCGGCCGCTTCCTTAGTCAATTCTAGGGTGGTGTGGGCATCTGCGACGACTAAAGCCACACGTGTTTACACGTATGACGGATTTCGTGCGCAGACCGGCATTAACCTAGATAGATATAAAGCGAGCGTCGACGCTGGCAAGGCCAGGTTTGTTACTACTCGTATTGATCGCTCTTCTGTGGCCTCTGTCGTACCCAGCCTGACATTTACTTGTCCAGGCATTGGTAGTACGAAGTGGCTTAACCTTGGAGCGTTATTTGCGGCTAGTGTATACTCCTGATTTTAATAAAACCATAGGACTTTAAACCACATGACAATCGCAGTTACAACCATCACAGGCAGTGCCCAGACGGGTCTCACGACCCCTGGCTACACTGTGACCCAGGATATCTATCCTGGTGGCGTAAACGGAAAGCAGTGGGCGATTACCGGACTTTCCGGTACGCAAACTGGCGTACGTACTCATGCCGTCTCTGACCCTTTTACCATCGCCTTTACTCGGCCAACGCAGGCGAAAGCCTTGCAGAGTCCGAATCCGGTGACCGGTAGATATGGAACTGTGCCGAAAAACTCGTATAGCGTTATTATGCGTAAGGGTGCTAACTTCGCGGCCAATCAGGCCCCTGAAGTCGCGCTCGCACGCTGCTATTTCGAGGTCCCCGCTGGAGCAGATGCGTATGACGCACCAAACATCCGCGCCATGAATAGCGCGTTGATTGGTGCCCTGACGCAGCAGTCTGCTGGATGGGGCGACACGCAAGTTACTGGCGTGCTTTAAGCACGTTTTGTTGCTTGTTTATTCCATAGTTGGAGGCTTTATGAGCATTCGCTTATCAGCTCTTTACAACGCACTCAATGATGATTTGATCGAGCAGACTGGCAAAGGCGTTGACTTTTACAAGTCGGCGCCCTGCTTACTGCCTGATTTCACCTCGGATATGGCCGCTGCCTGGTCCTTGACGCAATCTCTAGGGAAGAAGTTTCTCCCAAAGGATACGTCGATTCCAGATTCGGTAGCATATTCTAAATTCCTTGCAAACAATAAAGCTGCAAGTGAGTGGGTGTATAAGCCGGTTACTAGCGGGGATGAAGTCCTGTATGGTACATTTAAAGATGTGCTATATAAGTTCTTTACTCCTCAAGGGTTACCGCTGTTGTCAGATTTGGATACCGCTTTCCTGCATGGCAGGTGCGGTCCAGGTTCTGCAATTGAGGCCTCAGGCGAAGACTTCTATTCGAAGATGTTCGCTTCACGGCCTACTTATTCTACATCCTTCCTTAGGGAACATTACCTGAGGAACGTACATCGATTTCCAGAGTGGATTTCCGCTGAGACCTTTCGGTCGGCGGCCCTCGGGGAGCCCTTGTACGTTGAGTGTAGCAGGCTTAGTTTCGTGCCGAAAACGACAGCAATCTCCCGTCCTATATGCGTTGAGCCTAGTCTGAATATGTTCTATCAGCTAGGTTGCGGCGCACAAATTGAGGCTAGGCTAAGGTCTTTCTTTAAGATTGACCTTTCACTGCAGCCTGAGCTCAACCGGAGAAATGCTCGTATCGGGTCGATGGGTCGCTATAAGGGATGCCTTGCGACTATTGACCTGGAGTCAGCTTCTGATTCCATATCCCTTGAACTCTGCAGAGACGCGCTCCCTAAAGAGGCGTTTCATATCCTTTCGCTATTGAGAACAGCGAAATGCAGCTACAAGGGTGATACGCACACTTTCGGTATGATGAGTACTATGGGGAACGGTTTTACCTTCCCTCTACAGACCGTCATATTCGCGAGTGCGGTAACCGCAGTTTATTCTGTCTTTGGCCGAACCGCAAGGTTCGGTCTTAAAGGCGCCTGTGCAGTATTTGGCGACGACATTATCGTACATAGCAATATGTATGAGCGTGTCGTGCGCTTTCTGCATTTCCTTGGCTTCAGGGTAAATACTGCGAAGTCCTTCTCACAAGGACCATTTCGCGAGTCGTGCGGGTGCGACTTCTTTAATGGAGTCAACATCCGGGGCGTTTATGCTAAGAAATTAGATAACGTCCAAGACTCGTATTCCCTCATCAACGCAATGACATGGTTTACTGCGCGTACTGGAATCTATCTGGTTCGTTCAGTCTCCTGTGTTATGAAGTGGTGTGATGCGACAAAGACGGTGCCACCAACAGAAGATCCTTCTTCTGGTATAATGGTACCGGCCTCCTTAGCATCAAAGAGGGGGTTTGGGCGTCATACCCAAGCCCGTGCTTACGTTTGCTACGTAAGTGTGCCAGCAACTGTTCGGATTGGCGACGGATACATCAATACACCTAAAGGTGTAAAGAAACGTATCTATAACCCTTCGGGCCTAATGCTGGGCTTCCTCTCGGGAATGGCTCTATCTTCCGGCTTACCAAGGCGAATAGCCAAGGCTAGGTGGAAGACGAAGCGTCGGTACTGTTCTTATTGGGACAGTTTACCGCCTGATGGTGTGGGTAACCATGCCGTCGATTGGCAGCGGTGGGAAACCGCTAGCTCAGTTAACCTGAAGGGTTACTGAGACCTGGAGGCGTAGGCCTTACCTGGATTGCTTTGCTAAGCAATCCAGGTCCAAAAAAAAA